ATCCTACTGATGGTACAGATGCTGTTAACTTAAGAAGTTTAACATTTGAAAACATTCAAAACTTTGGATTTACTGACACTAAAGCAAATGAATTTATTGTATTCACTGGCGTTGGACAACAAGCGATTAACGCAACTGTTGTTGGAGACATTGACTTTAACATTGATTCGACAGCAAACACAATTGATGCACAGATTAATCCAGACACAATTTTAAACGCAGACATTAACAGCACAGCAGGTGTTGAACAAAGCAAACTGTTAATGAATCTTGCAGGTACTGCGGCAGCAGCGCCAACAGGTACGCAAGCAGATAAACAAGCAGCAAGTGGTGTTGTTAGTTTTGACGATGCACAATTTGTAGCAAGTAACGGTTGGATTACACTTAAAGATAATGGAACTCCAAGAAGTGCATTAGCACAAGTTACAGCAAGAAGTGTTATAGGTAACAATCAACTTACACTTGACGATGCAGCAGACGTTCCATTTACAACTGTTGTAGATAACGGTGGTGCTCTTAAGAAAGCACAATACGGTACTACAGGATTTGTACGTAGAACAAACGCTTTAAGTAATGCATCTGATTTAGATTATACAGTAATTGAAGCAGTTGCAGCATACACTGGATCAGGTGATAATAATACACTAATCCAAAGAGATAGTAATGGTGACTTTGCTGCAAATAATGCAGACTTTAGTACATTAAAAATTGACACTAAAACAGCAATTGATACAGGTACTATTTCATCAGGTGGATTTATTAGACTTTATACATACGGTGGTAATGGTGGTATTTACTTACAAGATGGTTCACTATCATCTGATAAAACTAACCAGTACTGGAATAATAAACACGAATTTAAAACACAGGACGGTTTGAGTAATGCTCCAATTACAGCAAGTAGTGTTGAAACACTTGTTTTAACAACAGGCGGAAATACTACTACTGGTACAGTAACAGGTAGATGGAGTCTTACAGGAAGCAGTCCAAATGAATCAAGGTTTGAAGCAACTTATGCTGCTGACCTTGCAGAATACTACGAAGGTGACAAGGAATATGAAGTTGGAACAGTGTTAGTATTTGGCGGTGACAAGGAAGTTACAACTACAAAAGATAAAATGAGTAGAAAGGTAGCAGGTGTTGTTTCAGATAGAGCAGCATATGTTATGTACAGTGCTTGTCCAGGATTTAAAAATCTTGTAGCACTACAAGGTAGAGTTCCAGTTAAAGTAGTAGGTAAGATTGAAAAAGGTGATACCCTAGTAACTTCGCACATTGAAGGAGTTGCAATAGTGTCAGATGATCCGAAAGCAGGAACAATTATTGGTAAAGCAATTGAAGCATATGATAGTGATCATATAGGAACAATTGAAGTAGCGGTAGGGAGATCATAATGGCATTTAATAATAACGTTAGTCCGGGAACACCACCACTTAATTGGCAAAAGATTAAAGATTCTTTTGATGTTATCAATGCTAACTTTACACAAATTGGTACAGCAATTGCACAGTATCGACCAGTTACTATTATAAACATTGATGCAAGCAATCCTGTTAAAGTTACTACAAATGGTAGTCACGACTTAGAAGCAGGAGCACGAGTATCAATTACAGGTTCAGGCGTTTCGCAACTAGATACTAATCAATACTATGTTACTATTAGCAGTACAGACGAAGTATTACTTTATACCGATGCAGATTTAACTGTAGCAGTTGACGGTACTGCACACGATGCTTATCCATCGTCAGGCGGTGTAATACAAGGATACAGTCCATTTGCTAATTTAGATTTTGATAACTTTAGAAATAATATTATCCCTGCAGAAACAGGTAAATTTAATTTAGGTTCATTTACAAAACAGTGGAAAGAATTACACGTCGAACCTAAAAGCGATGTACCAGGCAGTGAGAATAATGGTTTATGGTTAGGACTTGCTAAAGTTGAAGGTATCGGAACTGTAATTAATCTTCCAGTTGATTCGACTGTAGACGGAACAAAAATTATTGATCTAGATAAAACTTTCTTTAAGGAAGTGCAAGTAGATAACGGAAACGCAGTTGTAGCAGATGAATTTGTTGATAGTTTAAATTTAATTAGCGGCACTGCTATGCAACTTACTGTAGACAGTGGAGCAGAGAGTGTAACATTTACAAACACAGGTGTAACACAACTAGCAGGTAGCACAGGTATAAGTGTAAGTGCAGGCACAGGAAATATTACATTAACTAACACAGGTGTTACAAGTCTAGGAAATGCTAGTACGCTACCTACAGGACTTCCAGTAGGATCAGGTATTGCAAGAGATAACACTACAGGTGTTGTCACTATGACAAATACAGGTGTCATTGATCTTGATGACGGATTTGGTATTACACTTTCAAGAGATGATGCAACTGGTATTGTTACAGTAACCAATGCTGCTCCGGCAGTTAATACATTTGGAACATTTGCAGTCCAAGGACAATCAGATATACAACCTGATAACACTTCAGATACATTAGAAATTGTTGCAGGGTACGGAATAGGAATTAGTACAGACGGTGTTAATGATAAAATTACTTTTGCTTTTGATCCTAATGTGGACATTAATGGTAGTGTTTTTGCTGATGACAGTACGTTGCTTGTTGACGGTGTTATGGGTAGAATTGTTGCTGATGTTTATGCTAACGTATTTGGTAATGTTACAGGTAACGTAACAGGTGATGTTACAGGAAACACAACAGGATATCACACAGGTGATGTTACAGGTAGTGTATTTGCTGATGATAGTACAAAACTAGTTGACGCTGTTGATGGTACTTTTAACTTAGATGGATCAGTAAGTAGTAACATTATTGCAGATCAAGACAATCAATATGATTTAGGATCTAGTTCACTACAATATAAAAACTTATTCCTATCGCAGCACATTGAAATGGGTGGAAATATTGTTGCCATTGGTAATGTAACAGCAGCGAATGTAACTGGTAACTTGTTAGGATATCATACAGGTGATATGACGGGTTCAGTATTTGGCGATGACAGTACAAAACTAGTAGATGGTGCTGAAAGTAAAATTGTAGGTCCAGTTGAATCAGACAATATTAGAGGATCATTTATAGGAACAGTGTTTAGTGATGACTCATCTGTAGTTATTAATGAAGAAGGTACAGTGTTAGGAACTATTGCACCAGGTGCAGCGGCTCCGGCTTCAGAAACAGAAGCAGCACCTGTAGGTGAAATTAGAGTTGATGACAATTATGTCTATGTCCGCAAGAGTGCGGGCTGGGGCAAAATTGCAATCGGCGGTTGGGTATAGGAGCGGATAAATGGCAAAACTTACAGTAAACATTGGCTCTAGTGCAAACGATAGAACAGGCGATAATCTACGTACTGCCTTTAACAAAATCAATCAAAACTTTGATGAAGTATATATTGGTCCACCGCAACTTACACAGACTGAGATAGATGCTCTTACACCAGTTTTTGGTATGATGGTTTATAATACAACATCAGGAAAGTTTCAAGGTTATGCTGCAGATGCTAATAATGATAGCACAGCAGGGTGGGCGGATCTCCACTAAATATACATATAGGAAAACACAATGGCAGATTTACAAACAATAAACATAGGTAACTTAGCAAATGACGGCTTAGGTGATGACCTACGTACAGCCTTTGAAAAAGTCAATGCTAATTTTTCCGACCTTAATGATGAGCTTACAGTTGAAGTTGTTAACTTAGGACCATCGGTCTCAGGACTATTTAAAGAAAAAGTAGGTAACGAATTAAGATTTAAAAGTTTAGATGCTGGTGCAAAAATTACTTTTACAAACAATGCAGATTCAATAACAATCAGTAGTAGTGTTCCAGATGCGTTTACACGTTTTGACACTGATGCAGGTTTTATGCCAGCGTATACAGCAGAAGCGATTAGCATACAAGGTACATTTGCTCCAGGTAGTGAAACTGGTATAAAAGATATTGAAGTTACAACAGATGGTAGCACAGGTTTAAAAATTAAAAACATTATTCCAGTTACTGAATACTTAACTACATATGATTTCGGTACTATTAACGGAACATATGAAAATGCGATACAATTAAACTTTGCAGCAGCAAACATAGAATTTGGTACTATGACCCTTGATTCAGATTTAGATTTGGATTCCGGTGGCATATTAACATAAGGAGTTAACCTATGGCAGTAACTTGGACAACGCCGGCGGGAGACTTAGGAATTCTAGAAGAAAGAATTACCGTCGACATCCCACTAACTGCGACAACTACATTAAATGAAGATGTAACTTACAAAGTTATTTCTGGTAGACTCCCTAAAGGTTTACAACTGCTAGGTAATAGAATTAAAGGCACACCAGGTGAAGTAATAAAATTTACAGAATCTAGATTTGTAATACGTGCTTCAGATAGTGTAGATGAAAAAGATAGAACATTTAAACTTTCAGTAGACGGTGCTGACATACCAGAATGGGTAACTAATGAAGGATTTATTAATGTTGGTCCTGGCGATGCATATTTTGTACTCGACGATGCAGAAGTTGATTTTCAATTAGAGGCAAGAGACAATGATGTTATTGCAGGAGACGTATTAGAATTTTATATTGTTCCTAATAGTGGACAACTACCTCCAGGATTATCAATGAGCAAAA